ACAAGGCGTATTAGACGCTGACATACAAACCACATTACAGGAGGTAGACAATGAACTCAAACGTCAGGCCACTATCGGCACAAGAGGAAGTGAATTTGGAGAAGGAAGAACAGGAGGAATACGAGAGGTTAGTGCTTTTAAACAGCAACCAAACATTGACGAATCCACAGGACTTCCCCTCAACCCAGATGGAACTGTTACCGTCTACCATCACACCAATAGAGGAGCAGCAGAAAGAATTAGGGCTACAGGTCAACTCAGAAGTGCTGGAGAACCTGATGTCTACGTTACCACCAGAGCTATCGCAGATATTGGCTATGGCGATACCGCAGTTGCAATCAGGGTCGAACCTTCTCGACTTAGTCTCGATGATGAATTCCCTAACGGACGAAGAGATTTCCGACTCTCAGTTGGAAAGCCTAGAGGATCTATTCAAGTAAAAGTAGGAGAATATTACGAACAACAAGCTTCAGATGGTGCAAGAGGTAGGTTTGAGCCAACAACATTAACAACAATACTAACTAGTAAGGCTGATTTTTCTACGTTTGCACATGAGACAGCACATTATATGTTAACTGTCTTAGAGAATATAGTTACTGCAGATAGTGCACCACAAGAATTAACTGCTGATTTTAATACGTTATTAAAATTTTGGAATGTAAAAGATATTGAAACGTGGAAAAATTTTGATTTAGAACAAAAAAGAGAATATCACGAAGCGTTTGCATATAATTTTGAACTTTATTTGTCTGAAGGTAAGTCACCAAATATGGATAAAGGCATGATTTCATTATTTAGAAAATTTGCAAGATATATAAAAAATGTATATGACGATGTAACTACAAGGTTAAATCAATTATATAAAAGAGAAACAGGTAAAGATTTACCAATGCTTACTAAAGAAGTAAGAGATGTAATGGATCGTATGTTAGCTACTGATGAACAAATTGTACAAGCAAATTTAATGTACGATTTAAAAGCAATGTTTGAAACACAAGAAAGTAGTGGAATGAATGATGCAGAATGGGCACAGTACACAGCAGCATTGCAAGAAGCAGAAGATGAATCACTTGAAATAATGACGCAACAAAGCATGAAACAAGTACGTTGGATAAATAATAAAAGAGATAAAGTAAAAAAAGAATTAGATAAAAAGATTTTAAAAATACGCAAAAAAGTTGAAGCAGAAGTAACTAAAGAAGTAAATCAAGATAAAAGATATAAATTAGAAAATTATTTGAAACGTGGTAAAACTACTAACGATAAAGGTGAAACAGTTAAAGTTGAAGGCATTCATAAAATATCAATTAAAAGCATTAAAGATTTAACACCATTTTATGATGAAGATGCACAAAAAGCAGAAATTAAACAGTTAGGAACTGGTCAATATGGCATGGTTGGTAAACAAGGATTAGACGTAAAACTTGTTGCAGATATGTTTGATTTTAAAAATCCATTAGCAATGATAGATGCATTACTAGAATTACCACCTATAGAAGACGTAATAACAGAACGTACAGATCAACGTATGTTAGAAGAATACAGTGATTTAGTTGATCCTAAACAATTAGAGCTACAAGTACAAGAAGCAATTCATAATGAAGCAAGAGCTAGGTTTGTAGCTGTAGAATTAAATACTTTGTCTAAAGTAATGCGACCTGTACGCTATCAAGTTGCTGCTGCTAGGCAAGTAGCCCAAGACATATTGGCAGATAAAAAACTTTCAGAAATTAAACCATCAGAATTTACTCGTGCAGAAGCAAGAGCATTAAAAGAAGCAGAATCTGCAATGAAGAAAGGGGATACAAAAGAAGCTATTAGAGCTAAACGTTCACAACTTATTAATAATCAATTAGCAAAAGAAGCCATAGAAATACACAAAGAATATAACAACGCAATCAAAGTAGATTTTATTAAATTTTTTAAAACAGACAAAGAATTAACAAAAAAAAGTTCGCCTAGAAATATGGATATTATTAGTGCAGGTAGAGTTATTTTAGCTTCTTATAATATTGGGCCAAAAGTAAAAGACATAAATGTATTTACAGAAAATTTAAGAAAATATGACGAACAATTGTATGCAGAGTTAGAGCCTATGATTTTAGACGCACAAGCAAGTAATGGTCGTAAAGATATAACAGATTTAACATATGAAGAATTTCAAAATTTATATGATTTAACAGAATCTTTATGGCATCAATCAAGACGAGCACAACAAATAAAAATAGCAGGTAAATTATTAGATTTACAACCTGTTATTGATACTTTAGTTAATCGCATGAATGTAATGATACAAAGAAGTGAAAGATTAAAAGCATTAGAAGCAGTACCTATTGGAACTACTAAAGCAGTGCCAAAATCATATTTACGCAATAAAGATATTTTAGGTTTTGGAGCAAAACTTAGAAGAATGGAAAGTTGGGTTGACTCTATGGATGGTGCGTCTGGAATTAAAAAAGGACTTGGATCAGCAGTATTAGAACTTGAAGGCGGTAAATTAGGTGATTTTTATAATACTTTATGGTTTCCAATGAAATCAGCATTAGATGAATATAGAGCACAACAGCAAATATTTACAAAACAATATTCAGATTTAATTGCATCTGTAGATTTTGGAAATACAGAAATTATTGCAAACGAATTTACATTTGTAAGCGAAGAATCAGAAGCTTATACATTTGGATCAGAAAGCAATGGTAGAGGTAAAGTTGAATTATTAGGAGCTATGTTACATACAGGTAATGAAAGCAATTTAAGAAAATTATTGTTAGGCAGAAAATGGGGCAAGCTTAATGAAGACGGATCGTTAGATAGAAGTGCTTGGGATGCATTTGAAACACGCATGAAAGATGAAGGATATTTAACAAAACAAGATTATGACTTTTTGCAATCAGTTTGGGATTTAAACGAAAAAATGCTACCTTTATTACAAAGAGCACACAAAGATACAGAAGGATATTATTTTAAAACTGTACAAGCTACACCTATATTAAATAGATTTGGTGAATTTAGAGGTGGGTATGTACCTGCAAAAGGTGATCCTTATATGACAGATGTGGATATAAAAGAAGAAATAAGTATTTTAAAAAGTGAATTTAAAAATTCATTGCCAAAAGTAGAAAGTGGGATGACTAAAGAACGTATAGAAAGGTTTGCACAACCTTTATCGTTGCATTTAGGTTTCATGACTAAACATATTGATGACACATTGCGTTATGCCTACATACAACCAGTGTTACAAGATACGTTAAAAGTATTAAACAATAAAGATTTTAAAAAGAAATTAGGAGTTATTGATCCAACTATATTAGATGAAATGATAATGCCTTGGTTAAAAGCAGCAGCTAGTCAAAAAACTTATGCTCCAACTGGATTTGGTGCAAGGTTTGACAGAATTCTGGCCACTATAAAACGTAGAACAGGTATTGGAATTATGTTTGCAAATATTGGTAACGCATTCCAACAGCTTACAGGTTTATTTCCTGCTCTTATAAAAGTCAAGCCTAAATATTTAAAAGATGGTTTGATTACATACATGAAAGATAGAGAGGGCACAAATCAAAAAATTGCAGAAATGTCATTGTTTATGGCAGATAGACAAAAAAATTTAATATTTGACATACAAGACAGATTAAATGAATTAATTATAAATCCAAATAATTTCCAAAAATTAGAAAGTTGGGGTAAACATCACGGATATTTTTTACAACAAACTTTTCAAGGTATAACAGATTCTATTGTTTGGATGGGTACTTACAATCAAGTACATGAAACTATGCCTAAAAACATGAGTTCAGAAGAAGTTATGAATGAAGCAATAAAGCAGGCTGATGCCAATGTACGTTTAACACAAGATAGTCTATTACCAGAAGATAGAGCAGCTTTTCAAAATATGAATCCAATAGTTCAATCATTAACTCAATTTACTGGGTATTTTAATATGATTGCTAACTTAAGTTTTACACAGCATCAAAAACTTGTTAAAGAGGATTTAGGTTTTAACAATAAAGGCAAAAATACAGAGCAATTAGTTTATATGTTTTTATATACAACAGTTATGCCAGCAGTTTTAGCAGGTATTATTATGAGAGGTTTAGGTGGCAGAATAGATGACGAAGATGAAGATGGATATATTATTGACGATATGGCATCTGCAGCTTTTGGTGATGTTGTAAATTACACAGCAGGTTTAGTGCCTATTGCAGGTCAAGTATTATTAATACCATTAAATCAATTTAATGATAAGCCTTGGGATGACGATATAGTTTCAAGCCCCGGTATTGAAGCGTTGCAAGATTCATTAAGATCTGTTCCAAAACTAGTAGAAACAATTTTTACAGACGGTGATTTATCAGGTAAAGATATTAGAGATATATCTACAATGGTCACAATAGCTTCTGGTTTGCCAATAACACCATTAGGTAAAACACTTGGATATTTAAGAGATGTTCAACGTGGTTATGTTGCACCTAAAGGACCAATTGATTTTGTTAGAGGATTAATTACAGGTAAAGCAGGGGTAGGACAAAAATAAAGGTGTGACCGTAATATAGAAAGTTACTTGTAACCTTAATAAATAGGTAAAACAGTTTTATTTTATGGCAATAAATACTACGACACGCCAGACTACTGCGTTTACTAGTGGTAATGGTTTTGCTTTTGCTTTTAAAGTTTATGAAGAAGGCGATGTAAAGGTTATACAAATACAAACAAGTAATGGTGCAGAAACAGAATTAACTATAACTACTAATTATACTGTTGCTCTTAACGATGATCAGGACGCAAACCCCGGTGGTACTGTTACTTTAGTATCTAGCGGTAGTCCACAAGATTTAGCTAGTGGATACAATATTGTTATTACATCAAAAGTAGAAGCTAAACAACAAACAGAAATTACAAACCAAGGTGGGTTTTTTCCAGAAGTTATTAATGATGTATTTGATAAAGCCGTAATTTTAAATCAACAACAACAAAGTGTACTTGATAAAACTATAAGATTTCCATTAACACAAACTGTTGGTGGTTTACAAATAACAGAAAATGCAGCTAACCGTGCTAACAAAACTTTAGTATTTGATGGTTCTGGTGATCTTAGTGTATCTGCAACAGTTGATGGTAGGGATGTAAGTGTTGACGGTGCAAAATTAGATACCATTGAAACTAATGCCAAAGACGATCAAACTGCAGCAGAAATTAAAGGCTTATTAAATAGCAATGGAATTGTTGATGCACAAGTAGATGCAAGTGCTGCCATACAGGGAACAAAAATTTCTCCCAACTTTGGATCGCAAAATATAGCAACAAGTGGATCTGCTGCAACAGGGCCATTAACAGTTACAGGTTCTATCAGTGTATCAGGAACTGTAGATGGGGTTGATATTGCAAATAGAGATACTTTGTTTGGTGGCTTGACTTCTAGCTCTGGGGTGTTGACCAACGGAGTAACAGCAACAACTCAGGCTCAATCTGACAATTCAACTAAAGTTAGTACAACTGCTTATGTAAGAACAGCAGTATCAAATCTAGTTAATTCAGCACCAAGTACTTTAGATACATTAAAAGAATTATCTGATGCACTTGGTTCGGACGCTAATTTTTCAACAACTGTAACCAATTCAATAGCAACAAAATTACCTTTAGCTGGTGGTACGTTAACTGGACTTTTAGCAATAAACAGTACTCAGCCAACAATTCAGTTAAACGATACAAACGCTAATCCTGATTTTGCTATTAGAAATGTTGATGGTCTTTTTGGTATTAGAGATATAACCAATGGTGCAGATAGATTAACAATATCTTCTAATGGAACAACAAACGTAGCTGGAAACTTAGATGTTGGTGCTGGTATTGACGTAACAGGACGTATCATTGGAACGACAGACGCAACAATAAACGGACACACTATTGGTAAAGGTACAAACTCTGTTGCTAGTAACGTTGCTTTTGGAAATGGTGCATTACTAGCAAATACTAGTGGTCAAAGAAATTCTGCTATTAGTGCTAATACTTTACAACAAAACACAACTGGTTCAAGAAACGTAGCTGTTGGTCAAGGTTCTTTATTCTCAAACACTACAGCTTCTGACAACACTGCGGTTGGTCAAACTTCTTTAAATGCAAACACACTTGGAGCTTATAACACTGCCGTAGGAGCGCAATCATTAGATGCTAATACTACAGCAAGCTATGGTACTGCTGTTGGTTATAACGCATTAAGTTCTAATACCACTGGTAGTAATAACGTGGCTGTTGGTTATAACGCTTTAAAAACTAACACAGATGCAGTTTATAATACTGCTGTTGGAACAGATGCTTTAGAAGCTAATACTAGTGGAAATAACAACTCTGCTTTTGGTACAGATGCTTTAAAATCCAATACAATTGGTATTAGAAATGTAGCTATTGGTGCAGAAGCTTTATTTTATAACCAATCTGGTAGTGACAATGTTGCAGTTGGTACTGATGCATTAGTTTTAAATCAAACTGGCTCTGATAATACAGCAATTGGTTTTTATACTTTAAGAAATACCACTGGAGGTAATAACACTGGT